TTTCATTTGTAGTTTGGATGCAAATCCCTTCAAGTTATAAAAAGGAAAAAGAACTTACTTTTATGAAAGAATCAAATACCCCTTCTTCAAATACTTTTCAGTTTACTTACACTAATAGTTTAGGGCTCATTTCTACCAAGACATTCTACTTAGAACCAGAAGATGCAGGAACCATTTTATTTTTTCCTGCTACATTAAGTCATCAGGTATATCCTTTTTATTTGTCTAATAAATATAGAATAAGTATATCTGGTAATATAGCATTAGATCCAAAACAAATAATATAATGAGTTTTAAAAAAAATAAATATACAATTATTAAAAAAGCAGTATCAAAAGAATTAGCAGATTTTTTAAAAGGATATTTATTATTAAAATCTGAAGTCTATCATTACTATCTAAAGAACCGAGTTATCTCCCCTCTTAATGAGATGCATGGAAGAGGAGGTGATAATCAAGTCCCTAATTCTTTCAACACATATGGAGACATAGCCATGGATAATTTATTGGTTTATCTAAAACCTAAAGTAGAAAAAATAGTAGGAAGAAAATTAATAGAAACATATTCTTACTCACGTGTTTACGTAACTGGAGCAGATTTAAAAAGACATAAAGATAGATACAGTTGTGAACTATCCACTACATTAAATTTAGGTGGTGATTCTTGGCCTATATTTGTGGATACTAAAAATATTAAATTACATCCAGAAGGTCAAAAATATACTTCTCCTAATAACAAAGGATCACGAATAGATTTAGATCCCGGAGACATGATGGTTTATGAAGGTTGTAAGGTAGAACATTGGAGAGAACCTTTTACAGGTAAATTATGTATGCAGACTTTTTTACATTATAATTATAACACTAAAGAAAATGCTGTTCGTAAATGGGATGGTCGAAAACAATTAGGAACAATAGGTTTAAATTAATGCATATAATTAAAGACAATTTTTTAAATAAAGAAGAAAAAAAATATTTAGACGAAATTGTTTTGGGTGATAAATTTAATTGGTTTTGGGCTGCTAATCAAGTAACGAATGACAAAAAACCTTTCTTCTATCATATGCTATTAAATAGACCGGAAGAATCAAAAAAAGGAATAAGTGAACCTTCGTCTAGACATTTTCCTTTTTTTAGAAATCTTTTAGCTAAGTTTTGTCATGCTCATCACATACCTTTAAGTAATATATACAGAGCCGCAATTAATTTAACTTTTCCTATTGGAGTTAAAAAAATAAAAAAACATGTTGATCATGATTTTCCTCACAATCAAGTTATTATTTATCTTAACGATGCTGACGGAAATACAGACATATACGATAAGAATGGAAAACTAGAAGTGTCTGTGTCTCCAAAAAAATACAGAATATTATTCTTTACAAGTAGATTACACGGTGTTAATTTACCTATAAAAAGTAAAAGAAGAGTTATAGCGGTATTTACTTTTATATAAATTATGAAAGAACATAAGTTACCTTTTGATAGTTTTGTTCAAGGATATTATATTCCAAAAAATATCTGTGATGATTTAATTAAGTTATTTAATAGATATAAAGAATATGCAAAACTAGGAACAGTTGGCGCTCAAACATTAAGATTAGAAGAAAAGAAAAGTTTAGATTTATATATAAGTTCAACAGATACTTGTTTGTTAGACTACAATAAACAGCTTACAAAAGCTTTTGGTCTTTATGGAAAAACATATGACTTTGAGTCTCTTGGTTTTGGACACTATAACAATACGTTAGAAAATACTAATATTCAATATTATAAACCAAAAGAAGGATTTTTTAGATATCACGCTGAAAGATTGAATGTTGCTACAGCAACAAGGTGTCTTGTTTACATGACTTATTTAAATGATGTTCCAAATGGAGGGACTGAATTTAAATTTCAAAAATTAAAAGTTCCAGCAATAAAAGGTTTAACTTTGATTTGGCCTAGTGATTTTACTCATACTCACCGTGGAACAATTTCAAAAACCAAAGAAAAGTATATAGCCACTGGTTGGATGAATTATGTCTAAATTTTTTAAATATAATAATTTTTTATCTAAAAATTTATATAATAAAATATACAAAATAAGTAAAAATATTAAATGGGAAATTAATCCTAAATTAGATGGAAAATATTCCAATCACCTTACTTATCAAATTATTGACTCTGATTTAAGAAAACCAAAATTAAAACAGCCTTATAAAGAATTAGTAGATTGTATATCTGAAAAATTAAAAGTTAAAGTTTTTCCACACAACATGTATTTTAATATTTCTCAACATGGAAACGAATGTGCAATTCACAAAGATAGAGATACACAAAATACTAATATAACTTTTATATTATATTTAACAGAAGAATGGAAAGCAGATTGGCATGGAGAAACTATGTTATACGATGAAGAGGAAACAAATATATTATTTTCATCTTTACCTTATTCTAATACTGCTTTAATATTTGACTCTGGACTAAAACATGGTATTGGTCCTATTAGTAAGTTTTGTTTACAAGATAGAATTGTGCTAGTATTACAGTTAAATATATTATGACAGAAAAAGAATTAAAAGAAAAATACTTTGAAATGGAAAAAAAGTTTATTGATGAAAGAGCCATTAAAATTTCTGAAATAGCTATGAATAACAAACTTAGAGAACAAATAGAAGTTTTAAGAATAAAAAATAAAGCTCTTGCAAAGATTAATGAAGAATGGTCTAGAAAGTATGCAAAAACAAAAATTTTATTAGACGAAGCGTTAACAAATAAACTGTGAGCATTGTAGAAAGATTTTCTAAAAATTTAGACAATATTAAATATCCCTCTAAAAAAACATCTTGGAATATTTCAGGTACTTTAAAAAAAAGAAACGGCTTTCATAAATTTGATGTTAGAGATATGCATCGAAACACTGATGGCCTGCTAACAAAAAAAGGTAGCTCTAAAACAGAGGCCGATAAAATTGTATTTGAAAGTAATAAGGATTGGGTAATTTTTGATATTGAAGAAATACATAACTACATAAAAGTTAAAAATATTAAGACTTTGTTTTTGGATGATTTGATATCAGATCTAGAATGGACTATATTCTTAAAAAAATAATTATGAAGAAAGAAATTATAGATATATTTAAAGTGCCTGTTTCTAGCACTCTTTTAAATTTAAAGAATAAAAAAGAATTAGAACAAACAATTTTTAAAATGAAGAATAGCAAAGGTAGATTTGTATCTAATTTATCCGGCTATCAATCTTATGACATAGAAAATGAAGCTGTTTTTACACCTTTATTAAGTCATATTAAAAAAATAGGTGTAGCGTTCGCAAAAGAATTAGGGCTCACAGATAAATTAAGAATAAATAATTTTTGGATAAATATAAACAGATTTAAAGACGCTAATACTTTACACAACCATCCCGATTGTATTTTATCAGGTACGTTTTATGTAAGGGTTCCTAAAAATTCAGGACCTATAGTTTTTAGACACCCTGCAGCTCCCGTAGTTTCTTTGTATTTTGATAAATATGTCCAAAATTTTAAAGCATATAACTCTTCTTTTTGGAAAATATATCCTACGGATAATCAATTATTGATATTTCCTTCATGGCTAGAACACTCTGTTGAGCCTAATATGAATCCAACAGAAGAAAGAATAACGATAGCCTTTAATCTTACACCTAAATAAGCTATATTTTTGTTTAAAAATTAGTATAATAGAGAGCTATGGCATTACAAAAAGTACAGTTCTTACCAGGTTTTAACAAACAGATCACAGACACTCAGGCAGAAGGTCAATGGGTTGATGGTGACAATGTTAGATTTAGATATGGCACACCTGAAAAGATAGGTGGATGGGAACAATTAGGAACTAATAAACTTACTGGTGCAGCCAGAGCCATGCATCACATCGTAAATAGTAGTGGTGTTAAATATTCTATTATAGGAACAAACAGAATATTGTACGCATACTCAGGAGGTGTATTTTATGATATTCACCCTATTGAATCCACAACAACTCTTACAAGCGCTTTTACCACAACTAACGGGTCTACGTCTGTGACCATAACATTTTCTTCTGGTCACGGTTTATCACCTGGAGATATAATTTTATTAGATAATTTTACAACCATCACAAACTCAGACTACACAGCATCAGATTTTGATGATAAAAAATTTATGGTAACTTCAACACCAACCAACTTAACAATAACAATTACAATGCCTTCGGCAGAATCTGGATCAGGTGCTACAACATCTGGAGGTATAAGAGTTCAATCTTATTATAATGTTGGACCTGCTGAACAGCTACCCGGTTTTGGTTATGGATTAGGATCTTGGGGTGGTGAGGCGAGTAATCCATTAACGACAACTCTTAATGGTGCAATTGATGCATCCACAACCACAATAGTCTTAACAAGTGTTGTTAACTTTCCATCGTCAGGTACAAATTTTATTAGGATAGGAACAGAAGATATTTCTTACACTGGAATTTCAGGCAACACATTGACAGGCGTGACGCGAGGAGCGAGAAGCACAACAGCTGCATCACACTCTGATGGTGCAACAATTACAAATATTTCTGATTTTGTGGCTTGGGGTGAAACAGCTTCAGGTGACTTAACTATTGATCCAGGTCTTTGGTCTATTGATAACTTTGGTAACAAAGTTATTGCACTTATACATAATGCACAAGTTTTTGAATGGAATGCAGATTTATCAAATGCTACTGCAACAAGAGCTACAATTATATCTGGTGCACCAACTGCATCAAGAGACATGATTGTATCTACACCGGACAGGCACTTAGTGTTCTTTGGTACAGAAACAACGATTGGTTCACCAACCACACAAGATCAAATGTTTATTAGATTCTCTAACCAAGAGGATATTAATACTTACACACCAACAGCTACTAACACTGCTGGTACACAGAGACTTGCGGACGGCTCTAGAATTATGGGAGCGGTTAGAGGTCGTGATGCAATTTATGTTTGGACAGACACAGCTTTGTTTACACAAAGATTTATTGGACCCCCTTTTACTTTTGGTTTTGCACAGGTAGGTACGAACTGTGGACTAATAGGTCAGAACGCTGCGGTAGAAGTAGATGGTGCTGCGTATTGGTTTTCAGAGAATGGTTTCTTTAAATATGCTGGTGCACTACAATCTTTGCCGTGTTTAGTAGAAGATTTTGTTTTTAATAATTTAAACACTACAGCTAATCAACTTATTAATTCTGGATTAAATAACTTGTTTGGTGAAATTAATTGGTTTTACTGTGCTACAGGATCAACAGTAATAAACAAGTGCGTAACTTATAATTATGTAGAATCTACACCTAACAGACCTGTGTGGACAACCAGCACATTAGATAGAACAACGTGGCAAGACTCTGCCGTGTTTGGTAAACCACACGCTACAGATTATGACGCTGGTTCTAATAATTCTTATGATGTTGTGGGTAACACAGATGGATGCACTATATACTACGAGCATGAGACAGGCACAGATCAAGTAACATCAACTGCTACAACTGCTATAACTTCTAACATTGAGTCTGGAGACTTTGATATTAGTCAAGGTGGCGATGGTGAGTTCTTTGCAAAGATTAGAAGATTTATACCAGACTTTGTATCTCAAACTGGTAACACACAGATTACATTACAATTAAGAAACTATTCTAATGATTCACAGGCAAGTTCCGCGCTTGGGCCTTTTACAATTAGTTCATCAACAACAAAAGTTGATACTAGAGCTAGAGCCAGAGCGGTATCTTTGAAGATAGCAAATACAGCAGCTTCTCAGAATTGGAAATTAGGTGGATTTAGGTTAGACATACAACCGGATGGAAGAAGATAATGGCAAAGATAGTACAGATATTAACAAGACCTGCTAGAGAATATAGCCAAGATGTTGCTGATGCTCAAGTTCGAGATCTTGATAGTGTAATACAAAAATTAAATACAACATATCAGCAAGAACTAAAGGATGAAGTTGACGCTCAAAACTTCTTTTTAAATTAATGGCAAATAGTTTTATAAACGCAAAAGTAGATTTAACATCAACAGACAACACAACGTTGTATACAACTCCGTCTGCTAACGTTGCCGTTGTTAAATCTTTGTT